CTTCCTCAATTATCTCTCCGACATCGAGGTTAAAGTCTCTTGATCCTGATGTTGTCATTGTATCAACTCATATGTGGTTTCTGATTTGTTTTGACCGTTGCAACACCACCGTTTTTAAATCTTGTGACTTTGCCGCCTTTTTTCAACTCTACTCCACGACCTTTTAAAATATCTTTTTGGGTGACCTTACCGTCTCCCGTTAAGTCTGGAAAAGATTTTTTAGCCATCGTTATCCTCCTGATTGTAAAGATTATCAAAAACTCTATTCACATCCAGTGTATAGTCTAAATCACTTTTTGAATAGTGTATATGTTGTGAAGGTCTGAAGTCTGGTGCACCCTCACCCACTGCGAACCAAGCAGGATGTGTCACCCTTACTCGATTGTTTGGTAACGCTACTATGTTTCCTGTCCATTCTCCGGCATCTAACAGCTGCATAACATGGCTTTGTTTATGTTGTGCAGGGTCATCTGCGATTTCACTGTTGG